TGGCGTATTAATTCCGCTTTTACCAGCGAACTCATATAATGCGTCAACAAATGGGACAGGAGTTGACATACTTGATTACACAGGGAATATGATGGTTATTCTTGATGCAACTAAAATTTCAGGAACGAGCCCAACTCTTGATGTAAAGATTCAGGAAAGTGCAGACAACTCAACATGGTCAGATATAAGCGGAGCAGAGTTTACGCAAGTAACAACAGCATCATTTAAGAAAATAACGCTCAATGCGGATGGATTAAAGAGATACATCAGAGCAGTTGCCACACTTGGTGGGACATCACCAGTTTTTGCAATTAGCTGTAATGCTGTGGGGATAAAGCAGAGGATGTCTCAATAATGTTCTATGACGCTGATATAGACATTTTCTTCACAGACTTTGCCAGAGCAGCTACTTTTAAACATGGGGCTGAAGAGAAAGAAATTAAGGTTGTCTTTAACATAGAGTATCAGATTGGAGTTGATGTTAATACATTTGCGGGCATAGAAACATATAGGTTGATGGCAGAGGCAAAAACAGCAGATGTTCTTGATGCGGTGCATGGGGACACTTTAACAATTGAGGGTAAAACTTACTATATCCATGAGGTGCAGAGAACAGACATAGGAACAACAAGATTGATTCTTAGCGAGGTAGAGTGATGTCAAAGCGTCAGCAGATAGTTGACTATCTCAGCACAGAGCTAAAAAAGATATTGAAAACAAATGGCTACAACACAGATGCAGGCAAAAATGTATTTGAGTGGCGGGATACACCACTTCAGAAAACAGAGCTTCCTGGCATTGTCTTCAGAGACAATCTTGTGAATAAAACAGCAGGAACGATTGGAATGTTCAGATGGCTCATGCGGCTTGAGATAGCCATATTTGGCAAGTCAGCATCAGAAATAAGAAGCGTGATAGAAGATGTCATCAGGGTCATAGGCAATTGCAGTGAAACAAGATTTGGCGGGGTTGCAGCAGATGTGGAAATCCCAGAAGGCGAAATTGTCATAGAAAGGCACGACATAGTTGAAGGAGCTGCGGTGCTAAACTTTGATGTCATATATGACGCAGCAAAATGGAGCATATAAGATGGATGAAAGATTCATATCAATAAGGGAATGTGAAACAAAACACGACGCAATTGAGCAGTGGATAAAAAACTTTGAAATCCGCATGGATAGACTTGAAAGCAAATTCTGGTGGATCATCACACTGCTGGTTGGCAATCTTGTTGGTGTTTTGATTCTTTTGTTGAGGATAAGGCTATGAGAGAGAGCTTTGACATTGCGATAGAGTTTGTTCTGAAGCGAGAGGGGGGATACATCAATGATCCCAGAGACCCTGGCGGAGAGACAAAGTTTGGCATCAGCAAGAGAAGCTACCCACAGCTTGACATCAAAAATCTCACAAAAGAGCAGGCAATTGCAATATACAGAAAAGACTACTGGCAGAGATGCGGATGCGACAGTATGTCGTATCCGATGGATGTCATTGTTTTTGACACAGCGGTGAATATGGGTGTGCAGAGGGCTCTCACACTGTATCAGGAAAACACAGACTGGCGTGACTACTTGCTTGCAAGGATACAACATTACAACAGCATAGCGCGGAAAAATCCAGCTTTTCTGCGGGGCTGGATTAACAGGGTGATAGAACTATGGAAGACAGTCAAGGGATAAAAGAGAGGTGGGAAAATGAATCCAATGATATTAACCGCAATTCTTCCTGCACTGACTGACATACTGAAAAAGGGAGCTGACAGGCTCATATCAGGCAGGAAGGTATCGGTTCAGGAAGAGATTGAGCTAATGAAAGCAGATGCGGAAAAGCTTAAAGCACTTGCAGAGCTTGACAGAGCAGATGATGGAATTAGCCGATGGGTAGCAGACTTCAGAGCATCATTCAGATATGTTTTCTGTGCTTTGATACTGCTCGTCACAACAATTGCAATATTTGCAGGAGTGAAGGAGGAGATTGTCATGTATCTGCTTGACCTGCTCAGCGGCGTGACATTCTTCTTGATCGGGCATAGAACATATCAATTCATTTTAAAGAAATAAGGAGGTAAATATGGCACAGGCAAGAGGTTCAAATGCAAGGATTATAATACAGAAAGAGACAACTTTTAAAACACAACCAACACCTGCAAGTCCAGAACTGGTTTATTTTAGAAGTGAAACACTGCGTTCTTCAAGAAACTTAATAACAACAGAAACAATTAGAGGTGATAGAAACGATGTAAAACCTGTTCTTGGAAATGTAGATGTAAATGGTGATATTGTAATGGAATTACACCCTTACACTGGTCTCTTTTGGTATGGAGCACTTGGAAAAGTTACAACAACTGGAACAACAGTTCCATACACTCATACAATTACAGTTGGAACAAGTATTCCATCATTCTTTATTGAGAAGGGATTTACAGATTTAGGTGTTTACGATCAGTATTTAGGTTGTAAAGTTAACAGTTTGAAACTAAATATAGTTCCAGAAGGTTTTCAGGAGATGACTGTAACATTTATGGGAGTAAAAGAGAATATTGCCACATCTACTTTTAGTGCTACACCTACGGATAGAGGTTTCACACCATATAGCGGTTTTGCAATAGCAACAGTAGAAGAAGGTGGAACTGCTCTTGGTTATGCAACAGCTATAGATAGCCTCACTATCAATAACAACCTTGATGGTAATTCTTATGTAATAGGTGGTAGTGGAGAAAGAAGATATATTCCTGAAGGAGTAGTAACAGTTACAGGAACATTAAGAGTTCTTTTTGAAAGTAAGGATTTATATCAGAAAGCTCTTAACTCAACTGAAAGTAGTTTAAAAATAGTATACAAGTTTGGAACTGGAGCTGGTAGTGCTGGAAACGAATATCTTGAAATATATATTCCAGAGTTGATATACCAGCCACAAGCACCTACTATTTCTGGAAGAGGTGGAATTTTAGTTGAACTTCCATTTCAGGCATACTATGAAAATTCTACTGATGCAACAGCTATAAAAGTTACACTTAAGAATACACAGGCAACACTGTAAGGGGGTTGTTGGATGTTTGAATACACGATTGGTGACAAAAAATATGTTCAGAGAAAGCTCGTTCTTGGTCAGGTTCAGCAGCTTCTGAGGCTTCTTGATGGAGTAGAGATTAAATCCCCCGATACATTCGGTATCATAGCGGCACTTGGGGACAAAATCCATAAAGCACTTGCGATTGTTCTTATCCCGGAGGGCGTTAATGTAAAAGACAAAAACATTGACGAGATAGCAGAAGAGCTTGCATTCAGCATAGAGCCAGAGCTGGCGATGAAGGTGGTTGAGGATTTTTTCGTCTGCACCCCGATAGTTTCACTCTTTCAAGGGCTAAACAGCATATTCATGAAAATAGCAAAGCAGATGGAGACACAATTGAGCAACTCGTCTGCATCCTCGCACAAGGAGACATCACAAAAAGAGAAGCAATCCTCTGGGGGGTAACAGTAGATGAGACAGAGCCATATATTGAGTATCAGAAGCGACAGATACTCTTCAGGGAGGCGATTATTCACTTTCTGGTGGGCGAGACTGAGGAAGAGAAGAAGAAACGACTTCAAGATGAATACTGCAAGACATGCAAGCTCGTTCATAAAGACATAGACTGCTCAAAATGCAGCAGGGAGATAAAAATAAGCGATGGCAGAAAATGAAGTAAAGCTAATAATTAAGGCAATAGATGACACGAAGACTGCGTTTAGCAGTATCAATGCAAATCTAACACAACTTCAGGGAGCTGCGTCTGCAATAAAAACAGCATTTGCAGGGCTGGTTGCATCGCTCGGCATAAGCTCACTAACATCTGCATTCAGAGAACTGTTTGAGATTACAGACAACTACAAAACCACAATAGCAGAGACTGCTGCACTCTGGACGACATTCACAAAAGTGCCTGCTGGCAAGACACCAGGTGAAATTTATCAAGAATGGACAGAATATGCTGAAGAAGTCTATGAAAAACTAACAGAAATAGACGCACAGATACTCGGAACAAGACAGCAGGCTATGCAGATGGTAGGAGTGTTTGCACAGCATGGGCAGGTAATAGATGTAAACAACCAGCAACAGCTTGAAGGATTTAGAAACATAATCAACGCAGTGCAGATTATCACTGCAGGGCAAAATCAGGAAGTCCAGATAAGGCAGGAAATCAACGCATTAATGCAGGGAACAGTCAATCAAAACTCCCGCTTGATGCAGTTGCTTGAAAAAATAAATCCGCAAATTAGAGAGCGGATTAAGCAGTGGGAAAAAGAAGGAACAGTTATTGAAAATGTCGGGCAAATGCTTTCTGGTTTTGATGCTGCTGCATCTGACCTTGAGAATATATTTCAAGCCCAGAAGACAACACTGCAAAGCATTGTCAACGATATTTTAAGAGCAGGTTTTGAGCCACTATTTAGAGAAGTAGTAGAGAATGCTAAAAAATTAATCAGTTACTTCCAGACGCATCAAGACCAGCTTGCATCAATACTTAAGGATGGTGTTGAAAAGATAAAAGCAGTCTGGGACTTCATCGTTGATACAGTTAAACTGATGAAGCCTATATTAAATGATGTCTGGGGAATATTGAAAGATTGGTTTTTACCTGTATTGAAGGCAATTGGGTTTGTTTTAGTAGATATAGTTGGAGTTGTATTGCCTACAATGGTAGTTCTTTTAAGTAACATTTATAAGCTTTTTAAAGCAATAGTTCTTTCAGCCCTTGCACTCGGTGCAGCAATGACAGGGCAGTTTGGGCTTGCGAAAGAGTATTTCAGTGGGGCAAAAGAAGCGATAACAAGTATGACAGATGTTATAGGAGTGTATGAAAAGGGGGTAAACAATATTCTTAATCTTACGGATAAATTTTCAAAATCAGGGGCTGAAGTAAAAACTGGGGCAGTAAAAAAAGGCAAGCCTTCTTTAAGTGTAATCGCACCAGCAGACAAAGAAAAAGACAAAAAAGCACTTGATGACCTTCTCAGGCAGTATCAGGAGTTTCTTGCAGAGCTTGAAGCAGATCGTGAAACAGGATTCCAGAAAGAGCTTGCACAGATAGACAAGTGGGAAGTTGAAAAGCTGAACAAGCTGGATAAGTTCAGAGAAAAAGGGATCATATCACAAAAAGAGTATGAAGATAAAAAAGCTGAAATATCAGAGATTGCATCTGAAAAATTGCTTGCAATTTATGAGCAGTATGCACAGAAAGAAGTTGAAATAGAAAATGAAATCACAAAAGAACTTCTAACAGAACACGAGCAACGCATAAGAGAGATAGAGGACTGGGAAGATGAAAAAGTAAAGAAACTGCAGGAGCTTTACAATGAAGATGCAATCACATATGAGGAGTTTCAGAGACTTAAAAGTGATGCACATGAGGCGGCGTTAAAGAAGCGTTTTGAGTATGAGCAAGAATATCAAAGAAAAATAAAAGAGCTTCAAATAGGCGTTCAGCTTTCAGAGGTAAAAACACAGGAGAAAACTGGAGCAATATCAAAAGAAGAATCTATAAAGAGACAGATACAGCTTCAGCAGGAGCTTTTACAGCTTTATGAACAGCAGGCTGTGGCGATTGCAGAGTCTGGCAATATAGAAGCATGGCTTCAGATGCAACAGACAATTGAAGGAGTAAGAGACAAGATAGTTGACTTGCAACTGCAACTCAGGGAACTAACAGGAACATTTAAAGAAGGATTTGCGGAGGGAGTGAGAGAGTATTTAAATAAAACACAGAGTGCATTTTTGCGGGCGAAAGAGACAGCACAACAAGTTATATCCGGGATGGAAAATGCGTTTACAGGGTTTTTTGATGTTACATCGGACAAATTCATGAAATTTGGAAAGTTAGCGGAGAGCATTCTGAATTCAATATATCAAGCTTTATTAAGGGCATTAATCATTCAACCACTTGTTGGGGCAATTACTGGTGCATTAGGGATATCAACAAAGCATGAAGGTGGATTAGTAATGCATGCTGGAGGGTATATCCCGAGATTCCACTTTGGCGGTTTGGCATGGGATGAAGTTCCTGCAATACTTCAAAAAGGTGAATATGTTGTATCAAGAAAAGGTGTGCAGGCACTTGATAAAATCAACAGTGGGAATGTTCATAGTGGAGATGTTAATGTGGCTGTAAATGTGCAGAACAATACAGGCTTCCCAATTGATGCTAAAGTATCACCTATAAAATGGAATGGTAAACAATTAGTAAAAGAAATCATACTTGAACTCAAAAGAACAGACCCTGCATTTAATGCAGAATTAGCAAGGAGTTTTTAATGGCAAATTTTCCAACACTTACAATAGCTCCAGCAATAGATGGTTTCACAGAGGAAGTTGCTAAAGACCCTACTATTAAGACAGATTTTGAGAATGGGTTTTACCAAACAAGACCTGCATTCACACGAATTCCAAGAAAATTCACAGTAACATATCATGCAATGAGTGATACTGATAAAAATACACTTCAGAACTTTGAAAAAACAGTTTTAGTTGGCTGTGATGCTTTTACATGGACACACCCTAAAACAAGCACACAATATACAGTAAGATTTGATGCCCCAATAAAATATACATTAATTTTACCTAATTATTGGGATATAGAATTTATATTGGTGGAGGTATAAATGCCTAAAGATATACCACAGAGCTTAAAGATACAGAAAAATCTTTTATTTTCAACTCACCCATACCTGATACTTCTTGATATTGAACTGCCTGACAGCACACAATTTTATCTTGTAAACAATAATGAAGATATTATATTTCAAGGAAGAACATATGTAAAAAGCAGATTTGCATTTGAACCACCAGATGAGACATTTGGAGGAGAAATTCCCACATGTAAACTTCATGTCGCTGATGTAGGTAGTCTATTTGAATATTATATACAGAAGTATAGAGGTGGAATAGATTCAAAAATAACAATCAGGATAGTAAATACAGCAGACCTCTCCGCAGATTATTCATCTTTTACAATAGAACTTTCAATACAGAAAGTTGATAGAGATGGTTGGGGCTGGATAGTATTTACTCTCGGTGCTCCAAACCCAATGATACAGGAGTTCTTGCGGTTCACATATCAACCTTTTCAATGTAATTGGGTATTTGATTTTAAAGGTGCTGAATGTGGGTATACTGGCAGTGCTGTGTCCTGTGATGGAACACTTAACACATGCAGACTTCTTGGAAATTCTAAAAGGTTTGGAGGGCATGTTGGATTAAGTGGAAAGGGGTTTAAGATTGCATTCTAAATTAAACTATACAGATTTACTTACAAAAGAATTTGAATGGGGTGGTAGAGGTTCTCAAAAATATGATTGTTATGGGCTTGTAATGGAAATCTACAAGAGAATAGGAATAGATTTACCAGATTTCAAATCACCAAAAGCACCATCTCTTATACAACAATCAATAATTGAAGGTAAAAAGCTTTTTGAAGAGATAGAAGAACCAGAGCCATACTGCCTTGTTACTTTTTTTATAAGACCTGAATACACAAGCCATCTTGGAGTTGTTCTTGAAGACTGTAAGCGATTTATACACATAATGGAAGATAGTATGGTTACAGTGGAGAAACTATCTGATTGGAAAGATAGAATTACAGGGTATTTAAGGTGGAAACAATGAAAGAAATACAGATACAGAAAGTAAAAAACCCATTCATAGTAGAAAAAGATGAAGTAATTGCAATTGAATGCAAAGATAATGAAACACTGCTTGATATAAGAAATAAATATTTTGCTCCTGATGTTCCCTGCGTTGTGGTCAGAAATGGTGAAATAGTTCCTGTAGAACAACTACCACTTTCTTATCCTGTTCAAGGCGATACAATAATTCTTACAAGTGATTTAGGTGGTGGTAAAGGTGGTGGAAAAAATGTTTTAAGAATGGTATTACAGATTTCTCTTATTGTTCTTGGAGCAGTTGCAGGTCAGGCATGGCTTGGAGGTATTGCTGGAAGTTTAGGTGCAACTATTGGTGCAACAGTAGGTGGAGTAGTAGGAGGTTTACTTGTAAACACACTATTGCCGCCACCAAAACCAAAACTATCAGTTCATGGGCTTGATTATGATACATCAAACGCATATTCTTGGAATCCACAACCAACACAACAGGCAGGAATACCTATCCCAAGAGTTTATGGTATTCATAAAGTAGAATCGCCAAATATTATAGCCACCAATATAGAAAACATTAATAATAAGCAGTATTTAAATCTTTTATTCTGTGTTGGAATAGGCAGATATAAAAACATATATAATGTAACAATTAACGACCAACCTATTGGGTATTATCAAGGCGTTGAATTACATACGAGACTTGGAAATTTAAACCAAGCAGTAATACCTAATTTTAATGATACAAAAGCAGAGTATTCTCTTGGCGTAAAAGTATCAAAAGGAACGCCATATACATATCTTACTGTAGGCAATAATTTCGATGGTATTGAGGTTGATAT